ACCAATATAACTGGTGATTTAGGTGGTAACTTAACTAATGCAAGCACAGTATCAAGAAATATAATACCACAAGCTGATTCCACTTGGAACTTAGGATCAAGCACACAGAGATATGCATACACATACTCAGATAATTTCACTGGTAGCTCAGCAACTATAACTAACGTAACTGGTGATTTAGGTGGTAATTTAACTAACGCAACAAGTACTGCAAAATCAATTGTTCCTGTTGCTGATGCTACTTGGAATCTAGGATCTAATACACACAGATGGGCATATGTATATGCCAATACTCTCAACGTTACCAATAATATTAATGCTAATGTAACTGGTGCTCTAACAGGTAATGCTGATACTGCAACAAGATTACAAACTGCAAGAACTATTGGTGGAACAACCTTTGATGGAACTGTTGATATTACTCCTGCTACTGCAACACAGGCAACAAATCTTGATAACCATGATACTGATCAACTATCAGAAGGAACATCTAATCAATACTATACAGAAGCAAGAGTTCAAGCAAAAATTGACAATGCTTATGATCAACTAAAAGCAATGTTAACTAATCTTGCTACTACAACAACATTAAAAATAAATCTATCTGGAGATCCTACACCTGGTAATGTTGTATCACTTGGATCTATTACAGCAAGTGGTCTAGGAGGATTTACAGGAGCAACAGGAGTCGCAACAAATGGTGGAACTGGAGTTGGATTAACAGTTGATACGACTGTAACAAATGGTGCTATAACTGGAATCACATTAAATGCTGCAGGTACTGGATACTTAATAAGCGATACTTTAACACTCACAAATGCTAATGCAGGTGGTGTATCTACATTGAACCTTGGATCATTAGTAACTGGAACTGGTGGATTCAGCAATGCAACTGCTGTTGCAACAACTGGTGGATCAGGAACTGGATTAACTCTTGATACTACAGTAGATGCATCTGGAGCAATTACAAACCTTGTAGTTAATGCTGCAGGAACTGGTTATGCAAATGGTGAAACAATTACACTTACAAATCCTAATGCAGGTGGAGTAGCTACAACAGATACTCTTGTTGTTGGAACTGGTTACATTAATGGAACTGCAGTTGCAACGACTGGTGGTGGGGGAAGCGGTTTAACAGTAGATGTTACTACATCAGGTGGTCAAGTAACTGGGGTTGCAGTAAATGCTGCAGGAACTGGATACGCTGTTGATGACACTATTACTATTACTAACCCTAACGGTGGTGGAGTACAAACACTAGGAACTATTGCTACTGCAGGAACAGGATACGCTAATGGATCTGGTATTGCAGTTGTTGGAGGAAATGGATCTGGACTAACAGTTGATCTCACTACATCAGCAGGAGTAGTTACTGGAGTTGCAATCAATGCAGATGGATCTGGTTATGCAGTATCTGATGTTGTTACTATTGTAAATGCTAATGGAACAGGTGCTAAAACTCTTGGTTCTATTACGACTGCAGGAACAGGATACACAGCTGGAAGTGGAGTTGCTACAACTTCATCTGGATCAGGAACTGGATTGACAGTTGATACTACAGTTGATGGAGATGGAGCAATAACTGCTGTTACAATCAATGATGATGGATCTGGTTATGCAGCATCTGAAGTTATAACTATTGCAGGGGGTAGTGGAACTGCTCAATTTACTGTGTCAGCAATACATGGTAATGGTTGCACAATTCCTATATCAGCAGTGTTTGACAACAACGCAACGTTCGATGTTGCAAGCGTATTTGTTGATGCAACAGTTAACCTTGCTACTGTATTCACAGATGCAACCTTCGCACTGGGTGACATTACTGCAATGGAAATCGGTGGAATGGTAATAGGAGCAACTTCTGGTACAACTGGAGTTATAACTGCTATGGATAGCAGTTCTGTTACTGTTGATAATGTAGACGGATTCTTCAAATCTGGAGAAACTGTTGGTGCTAATGATGTTACTAACTTGACTATAAGTTCATTCGGATAATAAAAAATGTCTGCAACAAGACCCGCTAGTAAAACTGAAATAAAAAACTATGCTCTTCGTAGATTAGGATATCCTACGATAGACATTAACGTTGCTACTGAGCAACTAGATGATCTAGTCGAAGAAGCAATTGATTACTATCAAGAATATCATTACAATGGAAGTTTTAAAACTTTCATGAGAGTTGAAGTTACACAGGCAATGTTAGATTCGGGAAGGGGAACTACACAAGAAGGTTCAACTCCTTGGTATGGTTTAGATAATTATATCGACACACCTCCAGGAATGTTAGGTATCAATCATGTTTATACCAATATTGGTATGTCAAAGATGTCGAGTGGTAATATATTCAATATTAAATATCAACTTTTCTTGAATGATATTCATAATATGACACATGGTCGTATCTTACATTACTTTATGACTTCTCAATATCTTGAGACTTTAGATTGGGTAACCAATTCTCAAGCAAATCGTAGAGTTAAATGGAATGAATTGCAAGGCAAACTTTATATGGACTTTGATTGGAAAGATATAGAAGTAGGTGATTATATTATGGTTGATTGTAATATGCGTCAAGACCCAGATACGTACACTGCCATGTATAATGATAACTGGTTAAAAGATTATGTTGAGTCATTATTTCAACAGCAATGGGGTCGCAACCTAAGTAAGTATGATGGTATTCAAATGCTAGGCGGTGTTACTTTAAACGGTAGGCAAATCCTAGAAGATGGTTCTACGTTTAAAAAAGATCTTGAAGAAGAACTTCGTAATCGTTATGAACTTCCACCTTTAGATTTGATAGGTTAACATGGCAATTTCTAATACCCCTGCTCAAGATTATGTTCAATCAGACTACAGTAATAGTGGTCGTTTAAGAGCAAATGGTTCTGAACAGGAACAAAAATTTATTGAAAACTTAGTAGTAGAAAGTATTGAAATTTATGGACAAGACATCTATTATGTTCCGAGAACTATCGTCAATCGTGACACGGTTTTCGGAGAAGATTCAGACGGTAAGTTCGAGTCTGCAAAACCAATCAGAGCATATATCAATAATGTCGAAGGATGGGAAGGACAAGGTGAGTTACTTACAAAATTTGGAATACGTATCGAAGATAAAACGACGTTTATATTCTCCCGTGAAAAGTTTAAAGAAAAAATTGACGACTCTACAGTCCTTAATGTCGAAGGAAGACCAAACGAAGGGGATCTAATTTGGTTTCCTATAACTAAACATTTATTTGAAATACAATTTGTAGAAGTAGAAAGACCTTTCTATCAGTTAGGTAGAAATTTTGTATGGGAATGTCAGTGTGAACTCTTCGAGTACAGTGATGAGTCAATCGATACTGGTCTTGCAGAACTAGATGCTATCGAGACTGCATTTGCAAATGCTATTACAGTTGGTCTTGCTACTGGTGGTAGTGGTGACTTTACTGTAGGTGAGATTGTAACAGGTGGAACATCTAATGTTACTGCTGAAGTTAAGTCTTGGGATTCTGCTACTAGAACTCTTATCGTTATAAATCGTTCTGGAACATTCACAGTTCCCGAAACACTTACAGGAGGCACATCTAGTGCATCTTGGACAACCGCATCTTATAACACCATAGATAATAAGAACATCGAGTACGATCAAAACTCTGAGTTTGAAACTGCTGATGATGATATTATTGACTTCTCCGAAACTAATCCATTCGGATCAGTCGGATCCACTAATGACTTGACAATCTAATGCTAGGCACTTATTCTTATCACGAAATATTCAGAAAGACCATCGTTGGTTTTGGAACTCTATTCAATAATATTGAGTTGAGAAGAAGCACAGAGGTTATGAAAGTTCCTCTTGCTTATGGTCCTAAGCAAAAATTCTTAGCACGTTTAGATCAGAATCCTGATCCTACAAATAAAAGAGTTCAGATTACTTTACCTAGAATTTCTTTTGAGATTGCAGGTGTTACCTATGATCCTGCTAGAAAAGTTTCTCCTACTCAGAAGATAAAAATTACAAAAGACGTAGATAAAAATTATAATACTTACATGCCAGTTCCATACAATTTGGATTTTGAACTAGCAATTATTTCTAAGAACCAAGATGATGGTCTACAAATTTTAGAACAGATACTACCTATATTTCAACCTCATTATAATTTACCTGTGAAGTTGATAACTCAAATGAAAGAGATAAAGGATGTGCCTGTAGTTCTACAATCTATAGACTATGAAGATGATTATGAATCAGATTTTTCTACTCGTAGAGCAATCATTTATACTCTAAGATTCACTGCAAAGACTTACCTATACGGTCCTGTTACAGAACAGAAAGTTATCAAAAAGGCACAAGTCGATTACTATTCATCTGCAAATACAAGTGTTGCACCAAGACAGGTTCGTTACACTGCTACACCAGAAGCATGGTCAGATAAGGATGGAGTTGTAGTTACTACACTATCAGGTAACATTACAGCATCAACTACTAGTATCGATATGGTAGACGCATCTACTATTGTTAAATGGGATGATCTTTATATTGGTAGTGAGGTTATGAAAGTTACTAATAAGACAGGTAACACAGTTCATGTACAAAGAGGAAGAAATGGAACTACTGCAGCAACTGCTGTAGGTGGTGCACAAGTATTCAAACTTGATGCTGCTGATGATGTATTGGTTGATTCTGAGGACGATTTTGGATTTAATGAAACTACTTCATTCTTCCAAGATCAGAAGAAGTTTAATCCTGTAAGTGGTGCCGATGAATCCATTTGACGGACTAGATAATGCTTTTGGTGCTGAACCATCAGACCTTAAAAAGCATGTAGATAAAGTTAAACCTTCTCTTAAGAAGAGTGAAACTGCTGATGTACAACAGGATTACGAGATATCTCGTGCTCAACTACATAACTTAGTAATGAAAGGACAGGAGGCAGTAGATGGAATACTTGATGTGGCACGAGCGTCAGATCATCCTCGTGCTTATGAGGTGGCAGGGCAACTCATCAAATCTGTGGGAGATGTAGCAGATAAGTTAATTGACTTGCAAGGTAAGATGAAAGACCTTGATAAAGAAGATAAAAAAGGTCCTACAAATGTAACTAATGCTATGTTTGTAGGGAGCACATCTGATCTACAGAAGATGTTGAAGCAACAAAAACAGATAAATAAAGATACAGAAACAACATAGACACGACAATGACAGTCCTTAATGTATTAAGCACCAACACTATTGCAGCAGGTGCAACCGAATATCAGGTTGTAAAAACTGGGTTTTATAGAGTTGGATCTACTGCAGGTGCAGCAACTGTAACCTTCGGTAGTGGTCCTGCAATCACACTTGTTCAGAATGAATTCATTCTTGTCAAAGGTGGTAAGCCAGGTCAAGCACAGATTATAAAAGCAGTAGACGATTCTACAGCAGATTACTTTGTTGGACAGCATCTTTCAGATACTTCAGCCAACCATCCATTTTCTGTAGGAGATTTCATTGCTGTTGTAGATAACAGTACAAGTCCTACCATAGACAGTAACTTTCTATCTGCAGGAACAGCAGGAAAGAAAATAACTGCAGCAAGTCTAACTAATATGTTAAGTACAGATATAGATTCATCTAGTGCATCTGCTGATTACACACATTCATCAGGTCCTAAAGCACTAGTTCAACGCTGTGTAAAAATTGCTGCAGCAACAAGTGCAGTAATAGTAGAAGAAGTGCAAGTTGTCGGAGGCTAGCATGCCAACGGTTAATCAAGAGGCAGAACGTATAGTTCGTGGAATGAAAAAGAACCAACACAGGTTCAAGAAACTCTATGGAAAACGTGACAAAGAAGTGATGTATGCCACTGCAAACAAACTAGCACAAAAGGAACAACTTAAAGTTATGTACTATTCAGACTTCATCCAATTAGTCGAAGGCAATCCTACAACAAGGATGCTTACAAAATCCAAGAAAAATGTAACTGGAAACATCTCGGCTGATCGTGGTTCAGATGAAGGATCTAATAGAAAAAAGCGGAAGGGTCTTGAAAAAGATTTAAAGAAAAAAGGTATCGGATATAAAAAAGGTGTCGGTGAGTACAAGTACAAATCAGATGATGGAAAGGAAGGGACTGGAAAGGAAGTTTCTTACCAAACATCTAAACCAGATAAAATGAGCAAACGTCGTTTTGGAAAAACAATGCGTCGTTTAGGTCGTAAACATGGACAAGAATCCGTCATAACAAAAGACAAAGACAAACCCGCTAAGTTACATGACACACAAAAGAAAAAACCTGATAAGTCAGTCAGCATAGGAAAATCAAAAGGGGGTAAGAACCCAAGTGGTGCAGGAGAGACTACAGGAACTAAAGTAAGAAGTGGTAAGTTGCCAAAGAAAACTACTAAGCCAGCGTATCATTACAACTAAGTAAGATACCCACTATGGATAGCAAAAGACTTAAAGAGGTAGAGAAGGAACTTGCCTCTATAAAAAAACTATTAAACCTTCAAAGAGATCATGATATGAAGACAGTAAAGATACCGTCTTCAAACCCTGATGAGATTTCCAAAGACTGAATAGTATCAATAAATACTTCTTATAT